GTTATTATGCCAAAAGGAGCAGTTTTACCTAAAAATACCTCAAAAGAGGCACCATATGAGGGTTCTATCAAGGTTTTAGAGGCTTTTAATCCTAAAAGTGAGATAAATGTATCAGATTATGAGTCAGAACTCTCACCAGACAGACCATTCATTGAAACTTTAGATGCAGTTAACAAAGATCCTAGATTAAACCTATCAAATGAAACATATATCCAAATGATATTAGGAAAAGGACTCAGAGTAACTGCAAAAAAAGAATCCGTAGCAGATATGGTAATGGAGTGGCTAGATGAGATAAATTTTCACGAAACATTAGAGGATGGCTTGTACAGTTACGTAGGAGTAGGAAATCTGATATATGAGAAAGATCCAACGAGTTCAGAGTTTTTAGAAATACCAATACAAACCATATCCAGTATAGTTAGAGATAAGAGAGGCAATATAGCATATTATCTTCAACACGTAAACAATAAGGATATTAAACTTAAACCACAAGATATTATACATTTTAAACTAACCAATGTAGCAAGAGAGCCATTTGGCAGAGGATTACATCACAGTGTATTAGCAGATTATACAGATCCTAGATCAGGAGACATTTATGACTCTCCATTAATCCAGATGAAGAAGATGGAACACGCAATGCCTGAAATATTTCATTCATATGCTAGTCCACTTATGATGTTCCAATTTGAAGATGCTGGAGAACAATTCATCAAGACTCAAGCAGATGCATTAAAGAAAGCCAAACCAGGAATGAAGATAGTTACAGACAAACCATTTAAGGTGGAAACATTTGAGGTCAATGGAAATGCAAAGTTTGACGGTTACATTGAACACATTCAAAGGGATCTTATAGAGCCAGGATCCAAGTTCCCACTACAATTCTTCAATGCAGGATTTACAGCAAGGGCAGCATCAGAGTCAACAGACAGCGTATTGACTAGAAAGGTCAAAAGGATACAGGAGAGATTGGCAAACCAAATCAAGATATTCTGTATCCTTCCATACCTTAAAAAGCGTGGCAAAAGGATCAAGTCAAAAGATATTCAGGTATTCTTTGAATCACCTCAAAAACAGGAAGCCAGTATTACTGATATTATCACTACCTTTAGAGATAACGGTATCAGAAGATCAGAATTAAGACAATGGCTCATATCCAATACTAATATCCCAATCAATCAAGATGATATGGAAGATGAAGCACCTATTACCTCTGTCACCCCAACGAACCAACTACAAGACACAAGGGTCACTCAAGACAGAGAACCCGAACAAAACACTTCCATTAAAGACAAAGACACTAATGAAAAACTGTTAGAAATGGTTAATTTACGAGAAGAATTAGATAGAGCAGAAAAAAGAAAGAATACTGAGGAGATAATGAGTTTCATACGAGGTTTGAAAAATGATTAGAATATACACAGATGAAAAAGCAGAGAATGTTGTAGAATCTCTAGATCTAGGAAGGGTATCTCTAGGAGAGACCATAAAATATACAATGTTTATCAAAAATACAGATACAGAATGGCCAGTACATAATGTTAAAATTGAAAATACTAATCCTGAACTAAGATTTGAAGTTCCTGAAATGTTAAAGGCAGATGAAGTAAAGGAGGTACACATATTTTGGACTCCAAAACTGGACAGTAGGAGACCATTGAGAACAGATTTCAAGTTCTCAGGCGATATATATATTGGCTAATGGTATTTGCATATCAAAATTATTCAGACGATTATAACATAAACTCAGCTCCAAGTGAGGGAGGTAGTAGTACACCAGGAAAGAAGTTACTATCATTTCCAGAGGTTAATCATATTCAGGGAACCATAATGGTAAGGGGAAATACAAGATTACCACAAAACGATCAGGTCATTACAGTTCAAGCAAGTCTGTCGGAGAATCAGGATCTTTCGATACATTACAAGGGAGTAATACAAGACCAAGGACAAGGTATAGTAGAAGGACAGAAATCAAGACCGTTATTATCTTCTCGAACTGTCCTTATAGGCTCTAAAATTAAAAGTGTAACTGAAAGTGTTACCATAAAAGGCAAAAAGGATTACATCATACTATTAGACAAACTAAAGGATCTTGGATATGCCTAGAGTACCAGAAATAAGAGAGTTGGCAGTATTACAAGGTGTGTCAAAAGATGCTGATGAGTCTTGGTTTTCAACTTCTTTAGTAATATATGGTAGTCAAGGAGCATTAAGTAAAATCGTAGTTACAGGATCATTATCAGCAACTAACCCAAATATTGAGTTTTCATATAACGGAATGTCTTGGAGTAAATTAAATGGGTCAAATATATCTTCAAATGAGTTATTTGTATTTGAAATATATTGTCCTACTACACAATCAATTAATTTCAGATCTAGTAAATCTACCACTATTAATTTCTTATGTGTAGGAGAGATGAAACATGGATAAATACTTCTCTATATCATTCACAGGAGAATATTAACATGGCGACCAAAATTGCAGGCATTGCATTAATGCCTAGAGAGTCCAGAAATGGAGTATATTATGATACAGAAGAATTAAAGAAATTTGATGGTAAACAAGTACCATTAAGGGTAGAACATAATCAAGACTCCCATATAGGAGAGGTTACATTTACATTTGATCAAGAGAAATCACAGGTAAAATATGAGGCAACAGTATTTGACTCTGAATGGCAAGGTATTTTAGAAAATGAACAATTTCAAGTATCAATAGGAGCATCTGTTCTAGAACAAAGACAATTATGTGATGCTATGAGAGCAAAATGTTTAAACGCACCTGTATTAAATGAGATACTAGAATTATCAGTAGTAAGAACACCAGGAATACCTGAATCTACACTTACAGTAATAGAGAATCATAATGCACAGTATATCAAGGTATTAAACGAGCAGGAAGTGCCAAGTTCATTTGGTGGATTTGTTGATCCTATAAGATTAAGATCTGAAATTGCAGATAATATTAGAAATAAAAATGCAGATTTGGAATCAGAAGAAATAGACAGAAAGGCACTAGAAATACTAGGAGCATTAGAAGTATCATTTATGAAATTAATAGCACCTCCTACTCCAGTACAACCAGCAGAACCTCAAGCACCTACTGCAAATGAACCAATTACTTCCATTAAAGACAATGATGAAAATCAAACTATGACAGACGACATAAAATCTGAAAAGATTACAGAAAATGTCGAGGAAAAAGTCAAAGTAACTATCGAAACCGATGGCGAAGTAGAAGTAGCAAAACCAACAGAAGCAACTCCTGCAAAGGAAGAAGCTCCAGTTGAGGCTACCGAAAAAATTGCAGAACGCATTGAAAAGTCAAATGACAAAACTCTCAAAGCAGTTATCGAAACTGTCAAAGATGCTTGGACACCAAAATCCGAAGTAGCAGAAACAGCACAACCACAAGGTTATGTTGAGGAAAGCTTTACTGAAGAAAGTGCCAAACAATTCTTAGACAAAGTATTCGAGACAGGTTATGGTAGAATGGTCATTGATAAAGAGGGATGGATTGAATCCAATACTGGTTTAGAACAACCAAATGGTAATGGAAACGTTCACGAAGCAGTTTCAACATCAGGAACTATTCCAGGTGTAAAACAAACTTCAGGTATCTCTATTCAATTAGGTTCTAAAACTGTAAAACCTTTGAGACAGTTTGGTAAATTCCAACCTATCCCAACAGGACAAAATACTGCAAGATTCTACAGAATCACAGTACCAGATGCAGGAGCAATTACTGAATCAACATCATCCGATATTACAGCAACAACTCACACCCTAACCAGCATTGACGTAACTTGTTCCGTTAGAGGTTGGAGACAAACAGTTTTGAAATCAGAACTGGAGGATTATCCAGGAAGTTTCCTTAACGCATTAAGAGAAACAGCAAGATTGGAAGCCATCAGAGATGAACACAAACTTATTGTTGAAGATCTAGCAGGAACAGATCACGACTACGGTGGAGTCACTACAGCACCATACCACATTAGTGGAACAGATGGTTCAGCAGTTGGCGACACAGCAGCAGAAGATGCAACAGTAGAGTTTGACGAAGACGGTATAACCTTTGCAAAAAGATACCTTGAAGAATTAGGACAAGATACCTCTCCAGGTAAACTTGTAGCTTTCATCAGCCCAAGAGCATTTGAAAGTCTAATTACCAGTTCAAGTCTATCTGAATATACCATGATTGGTAATGCAGGTATTACAAGACTCGGACAACTCGAAAGATTATATGGTGTAGATATTGTTGTATCCAATGAAATCAAATCCGATGTAAGCAACTCATACAGAAACTTAGTTTGTGTAAAAGGTGCAGCATGGGGTCTATGTTCACAACGTAACATGGAAATTGAGTTCCAAAAACAAATCGCAGGTCAATACTGGGATATTGTCTGGACTCATAGAATTGGTGTAGACATTCTCGATCCGAACACGTATATCATTGTCAGCTCTAAACAAGATTAGACAATAATATTTTTTTATTTTTTTACTTCTATTAGTCCTTTTTCCATACATTTTTTTATGGAAGATAACTTGTTCATTGAACGTATCTTCGAGAAACTTGACAAAATGGAGGATAGAATGAATGATATGTGTAATAGGGTAACACAATTAGAAACAATACAAAAGGTCACAAAGGAGAAATTCAATCAATTAATGGCAGTTATTGGAACTGTAGGCGTAATAATAGGCATTGTAACATATTTATTCTAAAAAGTTTTATATAGTATGCCAATCGGAAGGGAACATGGTATTAGGAAATCTTAGATATTGGGGATTAGGATTCTATGCAGGTCTTGTAGCATTATGGACAGGCTTGGATAAAATCGCCTTAGATGATACTATTGCAATCGCTTTACTTGCTCCAATCGCAGCAGTAATCGGTGCAGATTATCTCAAACACAAAAACGACAAAACACAATAGGTCTTTTTATCCTATTCTTTATTTTTTTATTATGAGAGACTCTACGAGTACGTTACTTATTATCATGGGTCTGACAGCATTCTTAATAGTGGCTTTGATCGGAGCTAAGGTATGATTAATTTCCATACTAAGAATCTAAACAAGAGGCTATACAAGGGAATGATACGAAACATACTACTAAATCTTGGTACTCAGGACACATATAGATGGCTAAAGAAATGGGATATTCATATATGGGGATTAGAAGATACAAACCCAAAGTTCTTTGAACACGTTAAAACCACATCAGGACAGAAAATCAATACAAACATGGCTTCTGGAGTGTGTGGTAAATATAGAATTGACCTATATCTTAGGGACTCAAATAATGCATTTGTTACACGAGAGAATAGTGATAGGGTACAACACGAACTATGTCATGCTAAACTATATGGTACACCTGACTTTGTATCTGGAGTACATGACAATGTAGATAACAGATTCCTCATATATTTCTGGTATTGGAATTCT